ATATTAATTGGAGATAATTCTTCTTGAGATTGAGGAGCAGTATCAATAAATAAAGAAAAATCTAAATAAGATAAATGTTTAAGTTTATCTTCAAAAATCTGTTTATCAAAGTGTGCTACTTTTAATTTCATAACGTATTATAAAACTGGTTTTGTTTTTCTTGTTTTTCAATAGTTTTTGGATGAATTAAAGCTAACTCATCAACTGCAGGCAGTACAGTGAAACGTTTATGACCTTCAATCACTTCATGAACCGCATTCCTCCATTTAATTTCAGGAACATTTCTATAAATTCGTGTTTGATAATCAGGCCAATTTACTCTTTCATTTTCATATTTCCAACCCCATTTTTGTATATGTTCTGATGTAATACCACTTACTGTATTAATTCTAGGAACATAATACAAATCAACTTCTGGATTGGCTTTAAGAATTTGAGGAAGTAATTCTAACATTTCAAGAGCTATTAATTCATCAGCGTCAATCTGAAAGATAAATTCTCCTAAACAGTGTTTTGTTAATTCATTTTTATATGAAGCAAAATCTTTATTTAAAGGATAAAACCAATGTTTTATTCCTCTATCAAGAATAACACTTACTACTTCTTTAGTATGATTATCCTGATCAATTTGGACTACGATTTCATACTCAGGTGATAGAGCACGTTCTTGAAGATAATCAAGTAACGTCTCTAACTCCTGATGTTCGTTACATACAGTGATTGCTAGGCTAATCATTCTGGTATAACTCCAATGTATGAGAGGGCATCCATAAATTCCTTTTCACTAAAGTTTTTTATAGTGTCCATATCCATTCTGAATTTATAATGTTCACCTGGTTTTTTAGGATTAGGGTATTTATGTTTTTCTTCTTCTTTAACTGGTACTGATTTTACTGCTGACCAATGCCAGTTAAAAGCAGAGGCTCCGTTAGCAAAAATCATTCCTTTTTCATGTAAGTTGATAGCTGATGGCATCCATACTTTACCTTTTTCATCTTTATGGAATAAATCTTTATAAAGTTCAGGTAGTATTTCTTTTTGTTGAGTTAAAAACTCTCCATCTTCAACCATTAATGAATTTGTTTGGAAACCACAACCATAACAAAAATAGGTTTTAATGTCTTGGTTTACTTCATCTACGTAACATGCGTCTGAGCCGCAGCGGTCACAAATTATTAAATTATCCATTTATCTTTTTTAATTTAGGTATTTCAATTTTTTTAAGTTGAGGTAATGCTAGTTTAACTTCTTTAGGAAACTCAGGAATATATTTAATAAGTAATTCATCTACTTTTTCCTTCATAGCATCCCAACTAAAATTATTTTTATTTTTACTAGCTAAGCGTTTAGCATTCTCAGTATAGTTTTTATAATTTTCAAAAACATCTTTTAAATAAAAACCAGTTTGACCAGGGTCTACAGTGAACCATTTTGATTCAGGTAACAGGAACTGATTTTTAGTGCTTGGATGAACATTAGTTAATTGACCTCCTAATAAACAAGTTAATTTAGAATCTAAGAAATCAATTTGGCCTGACCATCCAGAACAAATGATAGGTTTTTTAGTTAAACTAAATTCAAGCAATGGACGACCAAAACCTTCTCCTTTAGTTAAATTAACCATTGCTTTTACTTTTGGATGGTTATAAAGTTCATTCATTTCTTCATCTGAGAATTCACCATGTAAAAGATATATGTTAGGTAAGTTTTTAGAGTTTACTGTTTTCTTAATTTTCTTAATTTTCTTAAGAATTTCCTCTCTATCATAATAAGATGAACTTACTTGAGATGTTTTTAAAATTAAAGCAGGTTTATTCATTTTATTTTTAAACGTTTCAAAAAACGCTTTAACTAACAAACCAACATTCTTTCTATCCTCACCCATATCGCCTTCCATCCAATGTCCTACAAACAAATAAGCAAATTTTTCTTTAATACCCATCAATGAAGTATATAATTCACTTTGAGGTATTTTATCTAATATTTTATAAACATTAGTGTTAGCTCCTTCAAACAATACTTCAATAGGCTTTTCTATTTTAATAGTAGATTCTAAAACATTTGTTTGTTTATTTCTTTTTTCAAATACACAGTCTTCAAATACTTTTTTAGAGTGATTAGATGAAGTAAGAGTTAAATCCATTCTATTAATACCTTCAACCCAATCCCCAGGACAAATATCACTTTCAATACCTGCTGTAACTCCAATATTAAACTTTCCTATAGGTTGAAATTCATTTGGAACAGTAATCTGCATCCAAATATCAGGTTGTTGATGGTTTGTTGGATTAGTAATCATATGATTTAGTAAAAACTCCCATTCTAGATTAGATTTACAGGTGTATTTCCCCATCGTTGAGATAAAAGTTTTACTTCATATTTATTAGTTTCTATAATAGATTTAACTAAATCTCTGCTTCGTGCTCCATACCCAGAGAAAGTATCAAATGGACAACTAATTACAAATAACGGTTTCATTTTTTTAATATAATAATTTATGATTAATAATTCTATCTTTAGCTTCAGTAGCATTAATAAGTTCAAATCTTTCTCTTGGTTGCCAAGTAGAAAATAACTCATCAAATGCTTCAATTACTCTTTTACCTTGAGTTTCTCCAGTAAATCCAGCTTCATTTATAGCCCATTCTCTACCTTTTAAACCTTGAACTTTACGTTCTTCAGGAGTTAATTTATACACATTCATGATTTGTTCAGCAGCGTCTTCAGGACGGCAAGTGTCATCCCAAATGTAAGGAGTTGGAGGTGAACCTACAAGTGTACGTGATGAAGGAAATACTGGATAGGCCCATTCTTTATGTTTTTTATAAGTACCTTTATGATTTGAAGGAATTTCTGGTGAAGGTGTAAACCATTCTCCATTTTCATCTTCAAATCCCATTTGATCTTGCATACCCCCAGTCACGTTTGCAATGATTGGGTTACCTGATAGAATTGCTTCTGTTAAACTTAATCCCCATCCTTCATTAGATGTTAATAAAATTTGACAATCTGTACTATTATATAACATATTCATATGGGTTGGATCAAATCTAGCATCAGTAAAAATGACATTATATTGATCTCCATTCAATATCAACTCAATAACAGCTTCTAAATCAGTACCATGATCACTTATTCGTTCAGTATGAAGTACCAACACACATTTTTTAGCTTGTTCAATAGGCAACTGATCAATAAAATACCTATAAGCTAACATTGTATCTGGAATTTGTTTGCGACGAATGTTTCTTGAATTAAAGAATAAAGCAAAATCATATTCTTTACCTTTAAATAAATTTTTCTTAAATTCTACTAATTTAGAATCCTTTTTATCTAATGGTTTAAAGACTTCATGATTCAGTCCATGAGGAACATATTTAATAATTTTTTTATCTGCTTTATCACCTAAAACAAGCTTATTAATATTTACTGTTTGTTTTGAAATACCCATCAGCAAATCACAAGCTTCATAATACGGTAAGTTATATAATGGTGCTGGGTAGTCATCCCAAATGTTTAGGTAAGTAATTGGAATTGACTTACGAATTTCATTTTCCATAGCAAACAACCAAACAAAGTAACGAGGATCAGTAATCAACATAATAGCATCTGGCTGTTCAATTTTAATCAATTGTCTTAAAATGTCTGAATTGCCATATTCATTTACAGGATACATTACTACGGATGAATCAGTTAGTCCGGTAATGTCATTTGTTGATTGAGATAGATCTAAACGTTGACCTGCTTCTGGATGTGTAATGGCACCTCCTAAATTAACCCAATTAAAATGTTGAGCAGTGTGGATTACAATTTCTTTGGCTACTGTTGCTACACCAGAAGTAACTCTAATGTCATCACAGATAAGCATAATTTTCTTCCTCTTATCAGGAGGTAAGTAAGCAAAACTTGAATTCATGTATTTTTTAGTTTTTAATTTCTAGGTTGTTGTGTGAATGAACTTTTTTTCTAAAATCTTCATCTGTAAGATACAAATGAATAGTGCGGTCAGCAAGTTTTTGTAAAGAAAATTTGTACTTAACACATGCAATCTTGAAATCCTCAAATAACTCACTCTGTACTTTCACAGAGGTTAATGTCATATCCTTTTTATTTGTCATAGCTTTTATTTAATTTTTATATATATAAATATATGAAGATTTTTTAAGATATACTAGCGGTACAAAGTTCTTTTTTATTTTTAAAAGGACAATACATGCAATTCCATTTTGATGGGTTTGGTTCAAATACTTTATCTTTATATGAACCATCATGGTTAAATACTTCTTCTATAAATGAATTAATAGTGTTAGTTGCTTTACCCATTTTAATTTTACCACTAGCAGGAGTGTATTCTTGAATCCTAGATATTGGAAATGGTGATTCTTCCCATATTTTTCTTTTAACAATAAAAAATTCTATTTCAATATTGTCTTCAGGTACTCCAAATTGTTTACTATAAAACTTTTTATAAAGGACTAATTGGAGTTGTTTAGTTTCATCTTTTTTAGTTTTATCATCCCAACCGCTTCTAGATGTTTTAATATCTATAATTTTAAAAGTATTAGTTGGTTCATGATACAAAACAACATCCAAGTAGCCTTTATATAAGATAGTTCTAAATTCAGAATGAGGATTAAGTAATAGAGGTACTTCACAGCCCACTAAAAACCATCCTTGTTTACCAAAATACCCACTTCGTTTTTTCTTTACAAAATTTAAAATAGCTAAACCATCTTCATAAAACTCTCTCATTTCAACAGGATCACTAAAATGAACATTTTTATTAGATTTATAATCTTTTAAATATGTTTCTCTAAAGCGTTCCTCAAAATATTCTTCTAAATTAATTCGGTCCGCTTCAGCACCACTAATATTGTATATAGTTGTTATATAGTGTTGTATAACCTCATGTAGTGCAGTTCCGAATGTCATATGAATAGACTGTTCAGATGTATAATAACCGTCTCTATATTGTAAAGACCATTTACGAGGACAAGACAAAAACATAGACATTTGACTATAGGAAATTGCTTTTTCAGTAGCATAATTAATTTCCTTTAGAGTATGTTGTTTGATTTGTTTTACAATTGCAGGTATTTTTTTCTTTTTACTCAAAACTTATTTTTTACCTTTAAGCATCTGGATTGTTTTCTCTAGATATAGAGCTAAATCCATTGCTTCTTCTTTAGCATGTTGTAGATAGTCTAATACAGATAAATCTGTTCTATCTAAAGTATTGTTATACTTGTTTTTACCCATCTCAGCCCTTTTAATATGCTCATCAATAACTGAGTCTACAATTGAGTCTGTTTCAATTATGGTTCTTGTTTTTGGATGTTCTCCTCTAAAACCTAAATCACTGTTTTTTGTCATTGGATTTCTTTTAATAACTTTTTAATTTCTTTTTCATCAATTCCTGATTTTTCAAGAATGTATTCTACTCCTTCTTTTTTAAGAATGTATAAATAATCCTCAGCCTCACCTAATGATATAGTGTAAAAATTAGCTACATGTTGTAGTAGTGAGTTGCTAGGCTTCTTTTTTGAAGTTTTGATGTATTTGAGGAAGACATTCTTTTTAGGTAACATAGAACAATAGTATTTATAAGTTTTTTCTTTATCAGGGTAGGGTATTCTTTGGCCAAAATTTGCAACCTCAGTGTATCCTTCATACATACTTACAAATCTATGAACCATATAAGAGTTAAATGACTCTTGCTGGTCTTCCGTAAAAGAAGACCAGGACGTTTTATTAGTGGTGATTTCTTTTAACCAATCAAATATCGTCACCGCCGTATTCTTTTCTTAATTCCTTAGGCAATGCTTCAAGTAAAATTTCTCCACTTTCTACATCATAAAATACAGGAATAGGAATAAGAGCATCTTCATCAGCGCCTACTACAAAACGAGATACTTTTCGAAGGATAACTCCTTGACTCCAAATTTTACCACCTGATGGTGTTTCCATTGATGTTGTCTTAGACAAATCAAAATTAAGGTTCATTTG